CCTTCTATACTTGGGACTGCCTCAAGTATGTACGGCATATTACTACAACTTTCCTCTTCAGATGGGTCTCCCTGATACAAAACGCTTATAGGGTCAGACAAGTACCTTACAGACCTTGAAAGCTCATAGAAGGTATCCATTATCTCTTCCACACAAGCCTCTGGAATATCGCTAGCCAAAGCACCATCAGCAACCGCACGAGCCGTGTATGCCTCGTAAACAGCGTTGCTAAACTCGAACAAAAGCGGAGCGCAGTATTCGTGCTTATCACATCCGCATTCGTCAGTAGGAATTGTAGCACTCCATCCGAGAGGCTGGTTAGGGACTATGGTATATACGCTCATTTTACTCTATTAATAGGTCAAAGTTAGTCATTCCCGAAGTTATGTTGTAAGATAGGGATGAAATCCACGCCTTAATGCCATTAACTGTTAGGTGACCTTTTCTATTACCTAATATATCAGAAAATTGACTTCTTGTTAATGGGGCTTCAAAAGTAATTCTTTTGGCTATTTTAATATTATTAGTATTACTAATCGTAACGCCCTCTGAAATAACACCAAATGGCGCTCTGTTACTATAATTCTTTGCAACAAACATATTAGATATGCTTAAAGCATAGTACACTCCCCCATTTGTAATAACGCCCGAAGCATTGTGGGTAGACTGATAAGATGCTATGTTAAGGGTGCTTGGGACAGCCTCGCAAATATATAACCTGTCCGCATCGGCAGCAGCAGCGTTACTTGGGAGTATCCCGGTAGGCACGTTTATCCCTCCGCCTACGTTTAATGAATTTTCAGAACAACTGTATGCAACATAAGAAGCTCTTTTGTAATAGGTAAGTGTATTATCTTCGTTTTGCTCAGAATATTGTAAAGTACTAAATACGGTTGGGGCAATCTGAAACTCTGTTATTTTTGCTCCATCAACAACGGCTGATTCAGAAAGAGTAAAGAAAGATGGCTCTTGCTCTATTCGTATTTCTTGGTTAACTCCATTTTTAACAAACTCGAAAGAAAGGTTATAGTACGAACCTACTGATACAAGGTCTGAGAAACTAACAAATGTACCTCCGTCATCTCCTTTAATATTTTCTCCCGAAGTAATAAATACGTTTTTTAAACCATATGTGCTTCCCTTTATTGTTATTGGAGATACCGATCCAGTAGTGCCGAGAGAAAATGTTAAATCAGATATATTGCCTATAAATTTTAATGTAATTACATTTGCCGAAACGGTTACGCTTATAGGTCCGCCACCTCTAAAAGGAGGGTAGCTTGGGTTATTGCCCAGCATACCACGAGCAATTGCTTCCGCATACTCATCATCTGTTGTTACTATACCAGTAGTAAATACAGTTTGTCGAGTTGCGCCAGTAAAGTCTTTATAAGAAATTATAATACCGCCAGTTATCCCCGTAGTTGTGCAGACCCAATTATATTCTGACTCTTGATAGTTTATGTTCATGAAAGAACTAATGACAGTTAGGCTTCCGTCTGTAATGTAGTTTAAAACGTGCTGCATTAAGTCTTTATAATTATACCAGGTCTTATTCCCGATAGTGCCTCCAGCATTTAGGGTAATCCCAATACTTGGCAAGACTGAACCTAAAAGAGTCCTTCCGTTATCTACTCTAACCTTAGTGTCTTTTAAGCGCATTACTTGGCTTGCAAGGCTATTGTCTTCCGCTGCACAAGAGGCCATGCATTGATACTTATCTATCTCTACATCGGACAGATAGATTATTCCATCAAAGTCTATTGGGTCAACGCTGCAATTTTCTTGTATTTTAATAGGGATTGTAGAGCAAACCCCCAATGTATCTATGGCTTGAGTTATTACATCATATCCATCTCCCCAAAATGTAAACTCACCTACAAGTACAGTAAAAAGACCTTGAATATCAGCATCACGAAGTATCTGAATATTCGCATCATCTTGTATCCCGATAGGCTCATCGTTTAAAACGATACTGTTAAGAGTAATAGTAAAACTCATCTAAAAGACCTCCTTGCAAGAATTTTGTCAGCAGACCTTGTTCCTGAGTTTGCTGTAAGTTCTTTTATACTGCTCTTATGTAGTTTTATCACCTTATTGCCTTTTATTGCGTTTACCATTTCTGCTGCTTGAAATGCCATTTCCATGCTTGTGCTGCTTGATGCTGGCTGCTTTCTGTCTTGACTTCTTTCCATTGCTGGAATTATGTACTTAGATGCAATATAGTCCTCAAATCTACCATCCCTAATGGCTGATAGCTCATCCTTATACTTTCTTGTATCTTGCCTATCTATAACAGACTCTCCTCTTTGCAACTTTGCTATAAACTCATCTGACTTTAATTCTCCTGATGTTTTTTTAGCATCTCCCCCAATGTCAATTCCTCCATCGTGAAATGTAGGCATAGGAGCTGATTTAATGGCTGTTACCTGCTGGTCTGCTATACCAATAATCACTGGAGTAAGTCCAAGCGCAAGGAATGGATTCATTTGTGTAAAAAGATTAAGAATGGCTAATGCTGTGTCAATCTGCACTTTAGCAATGGCTGCGTCTTGGTCAATTTTAAATTGTTTTTTTCTTATTAAATTTATTTGCTCATTATACTCCCTTTCTGATATTAATCCTGCTTGCAATTTTGCATTCAGCATATTCATAGATGCGTCCAGGTTATTTTTCATTATATCTCGCTCCGCTTCTGCAAATGACTGAGATATTTGAGCTATTTCAGAAGCAACTCGACTAACCATCCTTGCGGCTTCTCTTATGTTTTCCTCATTACGCCTTTTATCTTTTTCAGCAGCTCTATCCTTAATGTTATCAAGTTCCTTTTGAAGTGCCTCTTCAAGCTGCCTTCTTTCTTCAGAACCTTCTTCTGTAAGTTTAATTAAATCGATATAATAATTTGTAGCAGCAACCATTTCCTTTTGCGTAGCGTCCATGAATGGAGCGGCTATTGCTTCGCTTATCTTATCTTTATTTTTTCTATAAGTCTCTAAAGTCTTATCTATGGCTTTTAAGTTAGGGTCTTTAGATGGGTCTATCTCATCCTCTACAACATCTTGAGACAAGGCATCAGCGGTCTTCTCCCGAGCTATCTCTATTTCCTCATTTGCTTTTTTCTCAGAAACAACCCTTGCGAGCTGCATTTCAGCAGAACTCTTAGACATAAACATATCCAGGTCACCTTGCTTTTTGGCAAGGTTTGCACGAGCATTATTTTCCTCAATACTTCCTTTTTCTGCTTGCTCTACCCGTATTTTAGCCAATGCAACTTCATCTTTTAATCTTTGTTCTCTCTGTTTTCTCCGCTCTTCCTCAGCGGCTTCGCTATTTGATGCGCTTTGCACTTCTAAGTCAAAAAGTTCTTGCTGCGTAGCTTTTATTCTTTCAAGAGACCTTATCTGCTCTTTAGTAGCCGTTCCAGCCTTAACCATTCCCTCAAAGATTAATCTTTGCCTGGAAAGCTCGTCCATCGCTTGTTTCTTTTCGTCTCCTTTAAGAGTGCTTATTCTTCTTGCATTAGCTATTCCTTCTTCGTTTATTTCTTTCTGAACTTTAACAAGCTCCTCTTCAGTTTTTATAAGCTCATTAGCAACAATAATAGAAGAGCTTCTGTTAGAAGTAAATAGATTAAGAACCATCCCGGCTTTTTGCATTGCCGTAAAGTTGCTATTCAAGATTGCATTAACACGTTCTAATTCAGTAGATATTGTAGCGGCAGCAGTTTTTATAAATGCAGAATTGGCGAGATTTGATTTCAATAAAGTAAACTGAGTGTTTACCCTATCGATAGCTGCATCAAGAGATTCTTTTTTCCCAGCAAGGGCAGGCGCAAATTCTTTCTCAATTACATTTGCAAACTCAGGAAGTATTTCACGAGAAAGTATTTTACCGGACTCTTGAAGCTTTATAAATTGCTCCATCGTCACTTGCTGCTTTGGATGAAGATTGTTATATGCCTTTACCATTAAAGAGGTAGCACCAGGCAACGCTTCAGCAAGCTGCCTTCTTAATTCTTCAGCAGAAACAACGCCTTTGTCAATCATCTGCTGTAAGGCAAAGAATGCTCTCTGTGACTGAAGAGACGTAGCTCCAGCAGCCCGAAGACCTGCGGACATCTTTAAAAATATTTGTTCTGCTTTAGATGCGCTAAACCCAGCTTGTGTAGCAGATATACCGAAAGCGGCCATGCCTTCGGCCAATACTTCAATGTTTATTCCAAGGCTTTTACTTGTTGATACAAGTCTTTGAAACAACTTTTCTCCATCTTGTGCAGATCCAGCAACAAAGTTTAATCTGTTTTGAAGAAGTTCTAACTTCCTTTCAGTATCAATTACAGATTTTGCAAATTCAATTACTCTATTAACGCTAAATGCGGCAGCTATCAATCCGCCTATCTTTGTAAACTGATTGCCTAAAGAGTCAACGCTTTCTCCAGCTCTTTTATTAGCACTAACCATTTCATCTCCAGCCTTTTTGGAGGAAGAGATTAGTTGATCTTGCTTCTGAATTATTTGGTCGAGCTTGCTATTTAGCTGCGAAATATCTGCGGTGTACTGAATATTAACTTGAGCCATCCTTAGATTTCTTTTTTACATTGTATGCAAACAAAGTTAAGGCTTTCTCCAATGAAGATTTCATGTACTCGTTGTACGCAAGTATATCGCCCTTAGCCATGGAGATGAATAGTTCTCTCCAATTGACATCGTTCATGTATAGTTCTGCCCCTAAAGAGAGGATTTCAACATCTCCTCCATCGCCTGAAGCCGGGCTGTCGATTGCTCCCACAATATCATCCAGTCTTTTTCTAAAGACTCGAAGTTGGGAAAGAATTGACTCAACCCGGCTGTAACGAAAAAATCGTACAACTGACCGCTATTGTAGTTGTTGCGGAACATTTCTACCTTCTTATGCTCGAACTCATCGTTCCACTCAGCAGGGTTTTGGTCTTCACGGATGTAAAGCGCACCAGCAAGCTCCATCATAATCTCGGGATGCAGGAGCATTTCCTTTCTTGCCTTTAGTTCGCCAATAAGGAAACCAATCTTCGCAAGGTCTTTTACCTTGTCTCCTGCCGTAGCAGCGAATAGAGCCTTCTCCATTTGGTCCACAAAGTTTTCTAACTCACCATTGCTAACAACTCGGTTAAGTTGGATGATAAAGTCTTGAACTCTACCCATTCTTTCAATAGGCACATCGAACAAATTGCTGTAAACGTAGAAGCGGTGTCCTTCGCAGACCATAGCGAACTTTAAGCCACGCATGGTGTCGGGCTTGTAGGTTTCATCCCAAACCAATTGGGTTAGCTCTTTCTTGAAAAGCTTATAAAGTAATTTGTACATCAGGCAAGCTTAGTGAAAATGAAATTTAGTGGTATGCATACTATGCACACAAATATCATCTCTATTAAGCTAAAATCAAAATATGGGAGCAAAGAAGTTGCTGAATAATAAATAGCCCCCCATATGGAAGCCATGCATCCTACGCAAGAGTGAGTAGGCTTATTAAGGATATGTCCCTCAGGGAATAGCTTAGACAGCGTTTTAGCGAACTTGTGCAAAATCATCTCGGGTTCAAATGAGATGCTTGTCGCAACTATCAGCAGGCTAACTATTATTGCTCGTTCTATCATTCGGAATAGAAAAAATCCAACGAAACACAGCTTTGAGGGTCCTCAGAGATATCCGTATCAATATCAAGGGGATCGTCAAAATTGCAAGCATCAGCAGGGTAAATTCTGACTTCATATGTTCTATTTACAGCAAATTTAGTTTGGTTAGGGATGAGGTAAACGTCTCCTTGATCGGAAGACTCGTACACCTGCCTAATAATTGAATTAAGAGACAAATCTTTAATCAGTAACAAATACTCGGTTTCTTCTTCGGGCATCCTTCCGATAAAGACTTCTTCACAGCAGATATCGTAAGTTCCCAAATCAAGACAATCGGTACATTCAAGGCAGCTCATAACTTTACTATTTTATTGTAAAGGTAAAGTTTTGTATTTACTTTTTTTAAGGTGGGTAATATACCAATCACCTAAAAACGTGTTGAATGCATATCGTACAGCATCACCATGGTCAGCGAGTTGCGTTATGATATTACGATTCTTCTTTATGATATTGCCTGCTGCATCACAACTAAGCTGTTTGAAGTCCCTTGCCGTATTAGGGCATTTCTTAGCATTCACCTTAAAGTCGGGATGGTTGCGAAGGATGTAATTACATTGCGCTCGGCTATTCTCGTGCTTAGGGTTTGGCTGCACTCTTATCTGATTCGTGCGGAGGTTCAATCCCCTTGCGAGCTGTTCGTAGTAGTTAGCGTTATCCCTCTGAGATAAATCTCCACGCTTACCCATGGCATCACCGGTAATTAGGCACATCGGCAGGTAAGGTTCGTATCTGTCCCTAATCACATCTATCATCTTAGGTATGCTACCATCCACCACATTGAACTCATCAATAATGTGGAAGTGGTCCCCCATGTTGTCGCTCCACTTCTGAGCAACTATTCCTGCGAATGGCTGCAAGTTAAAATCAAGCGATATAAGCAACGGAATGTTCGGGTTGAAGGAAATGTCCATGCTCTCATGAGTTCGTCCGTCATAGGCGATAAAAAATGGGTTCTCAGGCTTCTCATTAACTTCCCAATCACCCTCCACGAATCGGAGGTATTCATACTCGGGCATATTGGCTTGAAGCGACTTGAGATAGTCGGCAGGGATGTGAGGGTTGTCGGTAATCTTGGATGGGATGTAGGCCCAAGTCTCGGGTAACTTTTTCTTTATCCACTTGTCGTAGATTTCTTCCTTCACCCAGTTGTTAGCAGGGTTGCAAGTAGCAAGTACTACGATGGGAGGTCTGCCGACAGAGTTGTTCCAAGAGCCTGATCGTTCAAGGAGTTTGTAGAGCGTTTGTTCTTGGCACTCGTTAATCTCGTCAATGCCACCGCCATTTATCTCAAGGCCTTTAAAGCGGTCAAGGTCTTTGTCGGTTTCGTAGTTCTCGCCCATGAAGAGTATCTCGCTGCCGTTAGTGAATGTGACAGTCTGAGTCTTCTTGTCCCAGGTAGAGATATACTGCGAGAGACCTTCGTTCAGTATAGAATTGAAAGTAACAAGGGTAGTGCGCTCAAGGGTTGGCATATTCGCACGGATAATCACCCATCGGCTCTTAGGGAATTTAGAGCATAGGGAGATAAAGGTTAGAAGCAGCCAATAAGTTTTTCCTCCTCGTCAGCGGATGGCCCCACCGAAGAGAATAAACTGCTTCTCTCCAGCAATGGCCATCCTATATGCCTCCGTTTGTCTTTTAGTTAACTTCATTTGAATAATTTTAATCTTGTTCAGAATCTTCTTCTTCTGCCTCTATCTCAATAATATTAGGCATAGCGTCTCCCTTTACTACTGCTTTATCTTCTCCATCGCTAAGTTCAAGCACGAATGGCTTGTCGTTATTAGGCTGTACAGCGTTCTGTGGCTTTCCATAGATGTAGGCAAGGATAAGCTCTATCGCTCTCATGTTGCCTCTAATGCCTTCGGAGACCATTCTCGCAATTAAGCCTTCCATACGAGTGACTCCGTTAATGCTTTTGTTGAGTTCCCTCTCAAGCATATTCTTCAAGTCCTTCTTCTTGGTTTCAGCTATTTGCTTACGCAGTAAGATGCGTGGGTCGCTTGGGCCGGTAATAGGCTTTATCTGTGACCTGCGCTTCTCAATATTTTTAAGCTTTATCTTTTCCTCTTCAGACATGGTGCAAATTTATTGGTTTTGCCCTTAGAATGCAAAAATAGGACTCCCTCTCAGAAGCCCTATTCACAAAACAACCAATTAAACCACTAAAAACCAAATCGGCAAACAAATATAATTGTAAAAAATGAATCATATTCGTAGATTTACAACTTCTTATCCATCGTTTTGGTGTGATGTTTCTTGTTGTTTTGAAACCCTGGGCTGTGATAGCTCGGGGTTTTTACATTATCCAAGAGTATAGGGCGGTTAAGTATAGGGAAGCTATTGCTATATTCTTAAACTTAAAATCAATCCATATCGACCTACCTCTTGTAAATGCATAGTAAACTTTCCAGGCGAATGCATTAGTCTGAATTACGGAATAGACCTTCAGAAAAAATATTAGTACTTCCATAGCTTAAAAATTAGATGTATCAGTAGTGTAATCGATAGTAGGCGCAAGCTTCTCCTTTATCCATTGTAGGTAGAGCAGTCCATCCATAAGTTCTTCTTCGAGGTGGGTAAGGCGTTCAAGGATTTCTGCTTCATTGCGACATAGGGTAGTGCCATACTTTTCAATGCCAACTCGGGAGCGACTCTTGAATTTATCGGTAACTACCTGCACGATTCTATCGGTCATAATTTCTTTTTTTATCGGTCATGACTTCTTCCTTTCTACATATCCATAGCTACCGTTAGGAAACTGAGTCTTTACGAGTTCGTAATCGGATGGATTGAACTTGCGGACCTTGTATTTATCGGGGTTCTTGTTAAGATCAGCCTTCTCGGGTTTCTTCTTCTCTTCAGTCATTCTCTTTA